CAAGTACTGCTGCCGCATGTTTGAGATGCCGTACTTGCGGGCAATGTCGGTCACATCGTTCTGCTCAATCTGCGGCGACGCCGGATACAGGAAACCCATGATGAGGCGGGTCACGAGGATGTTCGTGGCAAGCGTCGCGATACCGGAACGCGCCTCGTCAATCTCCGCCTCGTCAGCGGAAGGCTTCGGCATCTTGCCGGCACCCTCCATGACCTGAGCCGCACCCATGAACGCGGATGCGTATGCCGAATCTCGCTCGTCCTGTGACAGCGAGTTGAACAGGCGCATCACCGGAGCGGGAATGATGGACTGCCAGATCGGGACGTTCTCCGAGTAGTCGCCAAGGAGCGCCTGCTCGTAGCTCTTGAACTGCGGAACCAGGTTCATTACGGACTTGACCAGCAGGCTTGAGGTCGGGCTGGACGCCATCGGCAGCCACTGCTGCGGATCCGCAGACGGGGCCAGCATCTTCACCTTGCCGCTGAAGATCAGTGGCATGTCGGACACGAACATGCGGTTGCCGCCGAACGTGGCAAACACCTGCCCCAGCAGGCCGTTCACTAAACCGGCACCGGGATACAGGAAATACCTGTCACCATTCTCGTCGGTGCTGATGAAGCCCGACTCGTCAAGGGCGTGCAGGGCAAGAGCGGACTTGTACAGGCCGATCGGCTCGTACTTCGCCATCCGGTACACGCGGCGGTAGAAATCCTCGGTGGCGCGGTAGTAGCGGGCGAAGTTCCGCATCCGCCACGCCAGCATGGACTGGTTCGCGGGATTGTCCGTGTACGCAAGCGTCACCTGCATGGCACGATCAAGCGCCATGCGCGTCACCGTCCTGGACGCAGCCTCCGCGCCCTCCGCACCCATCGCGGCAGCAAGTTCCGCCTGATAGCCGGCGTACTGGCGTCGAGCCGACAGGTAGTTCGCGAAGAAGATCGGCTCACGGGAAATGCGGGCAACCTGATTGCCCATCATGTTCCAGACCTTGTCGGTCCACTGCACTGGGATCTTGTACGGCTTCTCGTCCACCTCACGACCAAGGATGTACCTTGGCATGTCGTTTTCGTTGAACCCGCGAAGATCAGACACCGAGATGCGAGCGTTTCCGTCAGGATCGGAGTACCGAGCGATCCGGTTTCCGGCCTGATCGCGGTCCACGAACCGGGTCCACAGGCCGCGGTTGAGGCTGCCGTCACGGCGGGAGAACGTGTTGTACACGTCCCGCACATAGCGGCGAGCCATGTCATCCACGCTGGTGTTCGCGCCGTAGATCGCGGAGAACCGCTCACGGTAGCCGTAGCGGGTGTCGTTTGCGATCGCCTGCGCGACACGGGTCACCGCGTCATCAAAGTTGTCAAGGTTGGCAACCGCGATACGCCCGATGCTGCCGTCTGCCAGCAGGATGCCTTCAATGGACCGCTGCCACCACGTGAACCGAGCGAAGTTGTCGCCCGCCATCGCGATCGACTTGAACTCACCCTTGGGGTACACGGTGAGCACGTCGTCAATGGCGGCACCACCATCGGACACTGACAGGCTGGGGAACGTGCCCTGATTCAGGTGGTGGGCCAGTTCGGTGATCTCGTCAAGGATGTCTTGACCGGCCTGCGACCCAGCGAAGTCAATGAGGTACTGCTCGTCCTCCGCAGACAGGGTCTTGCCGATCTTCTGCCGGACCACGGAGCGGACAGCCAATTGCTGCAGTAACTGCATGTCACCCTCACGGGCAGCGACATGGGCGGCGGCAACTTCCGTCTCGTCCAGACCTGGCAGCAGTACGTTTCGGGCGAAGCTGTACTGGGTGTGGTTGCCGACCTTGCGCATCTGGCGGGCGAAGATGCCGATCTTCTTGCCCGTCGCCTCACGGAAGCCCGTCGTGATCGCGCGTCCCTTGACGGCGTCAAGGAACTTGCCTCCGGTCACCGCGTACAGGAACCAGTCCTCAAGGGCGTTGCGCATTGAGTAGCGCGGACCCATCAGCGTGATCATGGACCACAGGTCAACCGCGACTTTCCCGGCAGCGGTCGGCGTCAGGCCGAGCGTCTGCTGGATCAGCTTGCTGCGTTTGGTGATGAGGGCAATATCGTTGAGGTTCGGGACCGCGACATAGTCCGCGGTCTGCCACAGGTGCGTCGCATGCTGCAGCCCGTCATAGTTTGACGGGGACTCGTCAATGACGTTGTCCACCAGTGAGCGCAGATCCTCCGGCACTCCGGTGCGTCCCGTGCGCTGCAAGAACTCAGGGATGGACAGCGTCTCGTCACCGACGACCACCATGAGCTGGTTCGGGGCGTACAGTTCCCCGCCCCTCGTGCCAGTCACCAAGTCACGGGCGAGGTCCGCGACGGTCATCTCCTCGCCGTTGCGCTTGATGACACGGGTCGCCACGTCGTCAAAACCACGCGAGTACGCCGCGGACCGGACGATGCCGGTCCACATGAGGCGTCGCTGACCCTCGGTCGCGTTGCGCCAATCGTCCGCGAGCCGGACCGCCATGTCTTTCGGGACGAACAGTCGAGCGAACTTGAGGAACTTCTGGGTGTCGCTAGCGTCCTTCACGTACACCGCGGCAGTCGGGACGGTGGTTGCGCCCCAGCGGGTCAGCTTGTCCCACGCCCGTGAGAACCGTGCATCCGACTGACCGTTCAACAGACGCTGGGCCTTGCCAAGCTCTGGGGCGCTGTCGTTGAGCATCTGCCCGACCGACACGGTCGGATCGTTGGCTTGCTCCACGAATCGCTCATAGTCGCGGGCACCGGCCCCCTTCGGGGTCGGATTGAAGATCGCATCGGAGATGCGGCGGCGAACCGTGGAGCCCCACAACATCGCGTTACGCGGCAATATCTGCTCGGCTCGACGCGGACCCTGTCCGGTCGCCATGCGGGCCATGACCGAAGACTTGTTCAGGGCGTCAACTGCAGCCTGATCACCGGCTTGAATCGCCTCGCCACGGGCAATCCGCAGAGCGTTGTTCGCTGACACCACGTAGTCAGCGAAATCGTCCGCGCTACGCACGTTTGCCCGCACCAGATCCTGCAAGACATCCTCAGGGAAGTACTCCCCGTATCGCTTCGCGATACGCTGCCGCAGACCGGCCTTCACCGCGGTGTCCGCAGTGTCGTTCAAGCGCCCAATGTCCCGACCCAGATCGTCAAGATAGGCGGCAACGGACGGCTGCGACAGCGCCGCACGGACGGAACCCTCGGCGGCGTCTGGGGCAATCTTCGTCAGGGCGTACTTCGCCCCAAGGTACGCATTGCGGACCTTGCTGGTGAAGATCAGCGGATCGTTGCCGAACGTGCTGGCAACATTTGCCGTACCGGCGACACCCTGCTGAAAGTCACTCCCGCGGTATCCGGTCTCGTCCGGTCCCGGCACGCCAGCAACTTGGCCGGTAAGAATGTTCGTGGTGGACAACAACTGCCCAGCGTCACCCTGATTGGCGGAATTGATGATCGCCTCAAGGCGACGCCACTTCTGGGCCGTCGCCTCCTGCTCAGGATCACGCGACTGGGAGAAGATGTTGCGCAGGATCGTCGCCCGCTCAGGGTCGCCCGCATACTTCGCAATCAGGGTCGCTGCGGGCGAAGGATCGCCCTGACGCTTCAGGGTCTGCAGCTCGATCATCAGATCGACCGGGGCATCCCCGTACTCGCGTCGAGCCTCGTCCACAACCTTCGGGTTGTAATTGCCCTCAGGGGTGTTCTCAACATCGTCCCAGTAGAAGAAGATGTCAGAAATCCGGTCCGTGATGTAGTCCGTTGGGTTAGAAGACCCCGCGACCGAGCCAATGAGACCACCGCGCTGCTGCTGCCCGTACGTCACCGCCCGCTGCGCCCGCTGCCCCACCTCGTTGATCGGGTTCAGGACGTTCTCAAACAGGAAGTTCGCGGCGGTGCCAATGACGGCACCAGCCTTGGCGATCGGAGAGTTGGCATCCTCAACAGCCTGCTGGGCCTGCTCCATGAACTGTTGCTGCTTCTCGTCCAGAATGTCCAGCACGGCAGCACGCTGCGGAGGCGTCATGGTCAGCAGGATGTTCGTCTGCGCGACCGGATCGTCCTTGTTCTCAATGATCTTGTCCGCTGCCGACCAGGCGGCAGCAAAGTTCACGACCCGACGCACATCCGCCTCAGTGAGGTCGGGATTGTCCATCATGGCCTTCGCCAGCGTCGGGTACTCGCGCACCGGTCGAGCCGCACGAGAATCCCACGACGCGAGCTTTGACTGCGCATCGACAAGGCGCTTGCGGGCACGCTCAGACACGACGGGCGTGAACCGGTTCTGAGCACCACCCTGCACCGCGTCAACCGCCTGCTGGGCCTTGTTCCGCTCCGTCAGAAGAGCAACACGCTCGTCAACGGCGCGCCACGTCGGGTTTGAGTAATCCTCATCCTTCTGAAGATCAATGATCTGCGGCTCAGCAACCGAAGCGCGCTCCGCTTCCTTCACGGATCGGCGCACGGCGATCGTGGGATCAGCCGTCACTACCAGCCTCTCCTCAGAGAGATGTCAAGAAGCGCCGCAATGTCACCGGTCGTGTCATACGGGAGCAGTCGCTCAAGAGTGTCCGCGAGGCTGTTCGTGCCACCGGCAGAGCCGGAAGGGCCGTCACCGGGACCGAACGGGGCACCCGCCGTCACCGGTTCATCGGGGCGAGCCGTAGGAGCGAACAGGGGAGTGGCGGCGACACTAGGGCCGGTGGGACTCGTTTTCCGCGCTCTCGTATTGGACACCGAAGGTGTCGCCGCCAGCGGAGCCGACGACTGCATGTCGTTGTAGTCCGCGTTCTCCCCATACGCCATCCCCGTCATGGGGACGGTGGTCTGCGATGGACCCCCATCGGTTCGACGGGCAAGACGGCCAGGGCCGGACACTGGCGCAGGGTTCTGTGGCGTACGAGCGCCACCCCAACCTTCAGGCATCCTCACTCCCGTCGTCTAGCCGCACCGTTCGCGGATCCTGCAGTTCACGCTCGGGCGTCGGCCCGAACTCGTCGTCGTCCTCGTCATGCTCACCATCAAGCATCCCGAACCGGTACAGCTCTAGGAGCGCGTTGTGCCACATCTCGTGCAGGCGATTCGCCATGTCGGATGCGACATCGGGGGACCACGACACGTCCTCCGCAAGGAGACCGACTCGCATGTCCTGCCATGAGATGTAGGCGTGCATGTTGCGGCTCAATCCGCGCATCGGTGTCTCCTCACGAACGTCTTCTTGGTTGTGCTACTTGCCCTTAACGCCAGTGACGTGAATCGGCTTGGCGATCATGTCCGAGTTCATCGCACCGGACTTGTCCTCAATCGGCATCGAGGTCGGCGCGCTCGGGGCAGGCTTGCCCTGATTCGGCTGCGGCATTGCTTCTCCTTAGGGTTACTTCTTGCCGCCGAGCGGCGACTTGGTTGTTGGAACGTTCGGCATCTTGGTGGAATCCTCAGGGTGGTTGCCGTCTCCACCCTTGGACTGGTCAAACCAGCAACCGCACGAAACGCACACGGCTACCTCCCCTTCACGTCGTTGGTTGGTGTCGTCACCACTTGACTCGGTCTGCCCAATAGGCGGCGCTCATCTTGCCCTTGGCAATGTTCTTGGCATGACGAGCCTTGAAAGCCTCGTTGCGTTTCGTCCCATCGGGGGAACCCTTGACGCCCTGCTGACCGAACCGGATCGTCTTCACTTGATCGCCGTCCTTCGCCACGACCACGTGGCTCTTGGTCGGGTGGTTCGGGGTGCGCTTGGGCTTGTTGTAGCCGTCAACACCGGCACGCTCTAGGCGTGGATCCTTCTTACTTGCCACGGCTCGCCCGCATGTTGTCCACAAGATTCGGGTAGGGGCGACCGGCCTTCTTCGCTGCCGCCTTCGCCTTGGACTTCTGCTCAGGAGTCATCTTCTGAGACGACTTCTTCGGGTTCGGCTTGTCCCACACCGGCTTCTTCTTGTCAGCCACGCGCTCCTCCTAGACCGGCAGACGCCGGGAGATGTTCGCTTGCAGGTTCGGTTGCCCACCGGAGCCCAGTCCGGCGAGCAGCATCTGCAGGTCCGGCCTGCCACCGGCTGCCATGCCGGCCTGACCAGGTGCGACACCGCGCATCAGCCCTGAGTCGCTCAAGCCCTGACCACCGCCACCGGCAGGGGGAGCTTCATCGGGGGAGCCGACCATCCCTGCGGCTTCCGCACCCGTGGCCTCAACCCCTGCCGGTGTCGGCATTTCCTCCGGTGCGAAAGCGGATGACACCACTTCCTCGATCGACTGGCCCTTTTGGCGACCGATGATGATCGCGGAAAGGCGGGACAGGACTTCACCGGGGTCTTGACCGTTCTGTGCGAGAACGGGGATCGCTTGGGCGTAGCCAGCAACGGCCTGCTTCAGGGCGTCGCGCATCTCCTCAATGTCAACGCGCTGCTCTTCCTCGGTCGCGTTGAGCGCGAACGGCATCTGGCGGCGCAGGAAGTCACGGGAGATGAGCCGGTCGCCGCGGGCCTGCAGCCCGAATACCAGCGCCCGGTTCGGGTCCAGTCCGGCCATGAGGCCGTACTGCACGTCCACGGTGTAGTCGCCCTTGATGTCACGCTCAGGGCGGTAGCGGATCTCGTACGGGGTGCCGTCAGAGTTGCCGCGGATCGTCTTGGTGTCCGACCCGAACAGTTTCTCGTCCACCATCATGGCCTTGGCGATGAGCCGCTCGAAGGTCTTGGCGAACATGGCCTGGCCGGTGCGGATCTGGGTGTCAAACCCAGACATGAGTGCCTGCACGCCACGGCCCGTCACGACTGAGGAGTCAATCGCGCCGTTGCGGGCCTCAGGGTAGCGGGAGCCCTGACGCAGCTCCTGGTCAAGGATGCCCTGCTGGGCGAACGCGGCCTGCGGCACCTCGATCGGGACGCGGCGGACCTTCTCCCCGTTGGCGGTGCGCAGCACCGAATCCGGGCCGAGGGCAAGTTCCTGCGCGTCTGGGGGCAGCACGATCGGTGCCTGCACCGCCTTCTGCGCCGCCTCAAGGGACAGCAGTGCGAAGCGGGCCTTGGCAACCTGCACGGCGAGCACGTCATCGAACTGTCCGTAAGAGTCGTCGTCCACGCCGGGGCGCTGGGTCCACTCGATCAGGCATTCCCCGATCGGGTTCTTCACCGACTCCAGCACGATGCCGTTGCGCTGCGGCAGGAAGATCGTGTCCACGAAACGGTCGTGGTAGCGGACCACCTCGATAAGGTCGTTGCCGGAGCCGGGGCGTCCGATCGCGGACTCCGACTCGGGGTACATGGCGACGAGTTCGTCGCGGGACTTGAAGAAGCTGAAGAACGCCGCCGACACCATGCCCCAGCGGTCCCGAACCGGGTATGCGCCGATCGAGTCAAGGAACCGGATGCGCGGCATGCGCTCATCCACGTCCACCTCAACGATGGCGGGAACGAACCCGTACGTGAAGTACCGGTCCGAGGCGGTGTACATCTGGCGCTGCACATCGGAGAACGCGAGATACCCGTTCACGATGCGGGTGCGCTTCTCCGCGAACTCCCGTGCCGAATCCGACACCATCTTCGCGCTGGCGCAGTTGAATGCCGGCAGGGGCGCAAGCACCTCAGCGAGGTCGCGGGCCGCCACATCGACCATGTTGGCGACGTTGCCGCGGTCAAACGGGCCGTCAGGGAACAGGTCGGGGTACACGTCCCGCATGCGGCCCTGACGCACAGCAAGCACGTTCTGCATCCGCGCGTCACGGTCACCGGACCGTGCCTTCATGCGGTTATACAGCTGCTTCAGCTCGGCAAGGCTCTGCTTGCCCATGCCGTCGTCATAGCCGACACGCTCCGCGTTCGGCGGGTATTCAAACATCAAGCCCCAATCGGTCGGAAGGCCCGCATGGCTTCCATGTCAAGCAGGCTCACCGTGGTCTGCCGCTGCTTATCCCACGGTGTCAAGAACATTGAGTCACCCACGTGGGAGCGCGCATAGGCGCTGTTCATCATCACGCGGTCACGGCACGCCAGCTCCGCGAACCAGAACGCCATCACGAGGTCCGTCTTCGTGCCCTTCGGCAGATCCGGTGCCCACGTGACCAACTGCTCCACGAACGCCTTGGCAGCCTCACTGATCGAGGTGCTTGGCAACTCCACGAGCTGCTGCTTGTCCTGCCAGCCGTTGAACAGCACCGTCATCGAGGCGACACCGAAGTCGCTGTCATGCTTGTTGGAGCCAGTGAAGTGGGGGCGGATCACGGTGCCGCGGGCCGCGCAATACTCGTTGATCTCCCGATCGTGAACCAGGAAGCCCTGGA